ATAATTTGGGGTGACTCAGATGGTTTTTTGCCACTGGAAAGTTTTAAAAATCTTTACAATTTAATTATTGAAATGAAAAAAAATAACCAATATGACACATTTTATTGGGGTTCAAGATATCACATACAAAGATCTGATTATAAAGATTTTAAAACAATAAACGAAATTGATGATTATTTAGTTTTGAATAATATTTTTTCACATGATAAATTTAATTGTTATGATTTTCATGGTGGTGCTGCTATTTCTTTATTGACAAAGGATATGTATATTGAAACAACTGGCATGTGGGAAAAATTGATATATTGGGGTTGGCAAGATATTGAGTTTCATAGAAGATTATTAAAAAAATATAAATTTGGTGGTGATTTAGAAGATTTAAATATAAAAACTTATCATTTAGAACATTGGGTTAACACTAACTATAACAATAGATTGGATTCAACAATTAGAATAAATGAACCGATAGAATCAAGTGATTTTGGTGCGAATGGTGAAGATTGGGGTCTCAGTAATGAAAAATTGGAAATAATTTATAAAAATAATTTAGAAAAATGAGCAGACTTATAAATATGAGAGGTGGTCCAGGAAATAGTCTTTATGATGGATTAAATGAATTAAACAAATTCGTTAAAAATAAGTTGGGTGACAATTTAAAAATAATAGAGATTGGTTCTTATCAGGGTGAATCAACAGAAATAATTGCTAAAACTTTTCTAAATAGTGAAATTAATGCTGTAGATATATGGCATCAATATATTGAGGATGTTAATGGTGATGGTACTTTAAATTATACATTAGAATCTCAGCAATTAGAATTAGAAGAAGCAGAATTAAAATTTACTGAAAGAATTAAAAATTTTTCAAATGTAAAGAAAAATAAAATTTATAGTTTAGATTTTTGTGAGCAATTAGAAAACAATTCTATTGATTTTGTCTATATAGATGGTAACCATCAATATTCTTCAGTAAAAGAAGACATATTAGCATGGATGCCGAAAATAAAAACAGGAGGTATTATTTCTGGTCATGATTATGGTTGGCCCTCTGTACAAAGAGCATTATCTGAGTGTTTTGACAGAGATCCTGATATGACATTTATAGATAGTAGTTGGCTTTATGAAAAAAGATAGAATATGAGGGATTTAAGGGTATTTTTTTCAAATTGGTGGACTGGAAGGTTTTTGCCTGGCAATAATACTAATAATTTATATACATATTTATTGAGTAAAAATTATAATGTTATCATAGATTCAATAAATCCTGATGTTGTTTTTTATGATTTGCCTGATTATGAAGCTTCATTTAATAATGTATTAAACTATAAAAATAGCATTAAGATTTTTTGTACAAATGAACCAAATCCATATCATCCAGATGATATATCTATATATAAACCAGCCACAACTTGGATTTCTGGTATTCGTCAATATCAATGTTTAATAAATGCTGATTATATCTTAACTTCATTTAAAATAGATTCACCAAAAAATTATTATGTACCATGTTTTTTGTTTTGGTTATATCATCATGTTTTTATAACTAAATTGATTCCATCCTTGGAATATTTTACTCAATATAAGAATTTTACAAAAAAAGATATTAAAAATAAAAAATTTTGTATATATCTTTATAATAATCAACCATTTAGAAGAAATCAAATTTATAATAAGTTAAAAAATCATAAACAAATAGACACTAAACAAGACGTAAGTCATTTAATTTCAGAATTTATATCAGAAGATAAGATAAATTTATTCAATAATTATAAATTTTCTTTTGCTATGCAAAATCATTTTGTAAAAGAACTATTACCAGAGCATCATTTTTATCCCGGTTTTATTTGTGAAAAAATAATGGATTCTTATATTTCGAATACTATACCACTATATTACGGAAATGATAAAATAACTGATTATTTTAATGAAAAAAGTTTTCTTAACTGGCACAATTTTGAATCTGATGAAAGTTTTGTAAATAAAATAATAGAATTGGATAATGATGATGATTTATATTTAGAATATTTAAATCAACCTACTTTTTTGAATTTAGATGTATTGAAATTTGATGAAATTGCTGAATTTTTGAAAAAAATAATAGGATAAGATGAAAAAAATTATAAAAGATATCGTTGATGCTGCTTATATATCAAAAGAGGGTCATATTGCAAGTTCTTTGTCAATATTGGACATATTATATGTTTTATATGATCAAATTTTAGATATAAATCCAATTAAATCTGAGTTAAATGATAGAGATAGATTAATTTTAAGTAAAGGTCATGCATCATTAGGATTATATGCAATTTTAAATCACTTTGATTTAATTAATCATAATCTTAATAATTTTTGTCAATTTAATAGTATATTGGGTGGTCATCCGTCTGATAAAATTCCTTTTGTTGAAGCATCAACAGGTTCATTGGGTCATGGATTGCCACAAGGTGTAGGTGTTGCAATGGGTTATAAAATTCAAAATTTTAATCATAATGTATATGTGATTATAGGAGATGGAGAAACAAATGAAGGAACTATTTGGGAATCGGCACTTTTAGCATCGCATCACAATTTAAATAATCTTTATTGTATAATGGATTATAATCATTCTGGTGATAGAGCATTAAAAATTGATAATATTATAGACAAATTTAAATCTTTTAATTGGAATTGTCAAGAAATTGATGGACATAATAAAAATGAAATATATGTAGCATTAAATGAAAAATCAAATAAACCAAATTTTATTCTAGCAAATACAATTAAAGGAAATGGTATCAAAATGATGGAAAATAATCCAGAATGGCATCATAAATTTCCAAGTGACGAAGAATATAAAAAAATTATCAACGAATTATGAGAAAACAATTAGTTAAGACAGTTGAAAAATTATTAGAATCCAATTCTAATGTTATGTTATTATTGGGTGATATAGGTGTTTTTGGATTTAGAAATTCTCTTACAAAATATCCAGACAGAGCTTATAATATTGGAATTTTAGAGCAATCTACTATTAGTATGATGTCAGGTTTATCAAAAACAGGTCTTGTTCCAATTTTTCACTCAATTGCACCTTTTATAGTTGAGAGAGCATTAGAACAACTCAAAATTGATTTTGGTTATCAAAATTTAAATGGTAATTTTATAAGTATCGGTGCATCATACGATTATGCCGCACTAGGACCAACACATCATTGTCCTGCTGATGTGATGTTATTGAAAAGCATACCAAATTTTCAAATTATAACACCTGGAAATTCAAAAGAATTTGATATTTTATTTAATTCTACATATGATAATAATCATCCAACATATTATAGATTAAGTGAATATCAACATACACAAGATTTAAATGTTGAATTTGGAAAAGCAAATTTAATTAAAAAAGGCAATAACGCTACAATTATATGTGTTGGTGATATGCTAGATAAAATAATTAACGCAACTAAAGAATTAGACGTAAATATACTTTATTATACAACGTTGGAACCATTTGATTATCAGATTATAAGAGATAATTTTACAGAAAAAATAATTATTTGTGAGCAATTTTACGAAGGATCATTAAATTATGATGTAAATAAAGCACTAGTTGGTAAAAAATATTCTTTATATAATATAGGAATGAAAAAAGAGTTTTTAGTAAATTATGGAAATAAGGAAGAACACGACATTAATTTGGGGTTGGATTCTGAATCATTAAGAAAAAAAATAGAAGAAATATGTATGAAATAATTGAAAATGATGTTGATGTAATATTATCAAAAGTTAATTTGTTACCATTAAAAAATAAATCAATATTAATAACTGGTGCTTCTGGATTATTAGGTATTTATTTCGTTTCTTGTTTAAAGAGATTACAAAAAGAATATAATTTAGATATTTATTTTTGGATTAAGAGTGATATTGAAAAAAATTTTCAATATTTCTTCGATTTTAAATGTAATATTATTCAACATGATATTACAGATGCTAGATTTTTTGATAGTTTAATTAAGTTTGATTATATTATTCATTCGTCTGGATATGGTCAGCCAACTAAATTTGTAAAAAATAAAATTAAAACTATTCAAATTAATACAACATCAACAATAGAACTATTAAATTTATTAAAACATGATGGTAAATTTTTATTTATAAGTTCAAGTGAGGTATATAACGGGCTAGAAAAATCTGAAATAACAGAAAATGAAATTGGTGTAACAAATACAAATAATTCAAGATCTTGTTATATAGAATCAAAAAGATGTGGTGAAGCAATTTGTCATTCATTTGCTAATAAAAATATTAAAATTGCTAGATTAAGTTTAGGATTTGGTCCAGGTGTTAAAAAAGATGATGATAGAGTATTAAATTCCTTAATTAAAAAAGCAATTCTAAATGAAAATATACAATTATTAGACAGAGGGCAAGCAATTAGAACTTATTGTTATATATCAGATGTGATAGAAATGATGTGGAATATTCTTTTATATGGTAAAGAGACAACTTATAATGTTGGAGGTGTCTATAGTTTAAGTATTTTAGAACTAGCCGAAAAAATTGGTTTATATTTTAATAAAAAAGTTCTTTTGCCAGAAATAACAAATGAACTTTCTGGTAGTCCTAAAATAGTTAATGTGAGTATTAATAAATATATTGATGAATTTGAAAAGGATTTTGTAGATATTAACGTAGGAATAGAAAATACCATAAAATGGTACATGAAAATAATGAATGAATGATGTGGAGATTACAAGAAAATGTTTTAACAACTAAGGATAGAGAGTATCTGGCTGAATTTATTTTAAAAACTCAAAGGTTTACACAATTTGAAAAAGTTAAAGAATTTGAAAAATTATGGAGTTTATGGCAAAATATAAAATATTCAACATATTTGAATTCAGGTAGTTCTGCAGATTTAGTTATGTTGGATGCAGTAAAAGAATTTTATAATATTGAAGATGGTGCAGAAGTTTTGGTGCCAGCAGTAACTTGGACAACAAATATAACTTCAGTTATACAAACAAAGATGATACCTGTTTTTGTTGATATTAATCTGAATGATTTGTCTTTTGATTATGAAAAATTAGAAAAATTAATTACGCCAAGTACTAGAATTATTTTAGTCACACATTTAATTGGTGTACCTGCAAACATTGATATAATTCAAAAAATTGCAAATAAATATAATTTGATTTTATTAGAGGATTGTTGTGAATCACATGGAGCAACGTATAATTCAGAAAAAGTTGGTAATTTTGGTATTGCTAGTACTTTTAGTTTTTATTGGGGACATCATATCACAACAGTAGAAGGTGGAATGATATGTACTAACAATGAAGAATTGAATGATTTGTTTATTTTGAAAAGGTCACATGGACTTGCAAGAGAATTGGATAATTCAAAACATCAAAAATATAAAGATTTGTATCCAGATATTGATTTTAATTTTTTGTTCATAACACATGGTTATAATTTAAGAAACACAGAATTAAATGCTCTGTTTGGTATACATCAAATAGAACATTTAGACCAATATATTAAAATTCGCAATGAAAATCATAAAAAATATCTTAAAATTATAGAAAAAATTAAAGATAAATTATACATCATTGATAATGAGGGTATTTCATCATTCTGTTTTCCGTTTATTTTTAAAAATATTGATGATAAAAATAAATTAGAGAAGGTTTTTATTAAAAATGAGGTTGAACTTAGACCTATTATTGGTGGTAATTTATTAAACCAACCTTGTTTTTTACAATATGGAAATTATAAAAATTATAAAAATGCACAATTTATTCATGAGAATGGATTTTATATTGGTAATAATCAATTTGTTGATGATGAAAAATTAGATTTGTTGAATAAAATTATAACTGAAACTTTTTAATATGCACATACCTGATTTAGAATATCAAAAAATATTAGAATTTATGCCAATTATATGTGTAGATTTAATAATTACATATAATAATAAATGTTTATTACTTTTAAGAAACACTGAACCTGCAAAAGGACAATATTGGTTTCCTGGTGGTAGAATAAATAAGATGGAAACAATTGAAGATGCCACAATTAGAAAATCAAAAGAAGAAACAAATTTAGATTGTGAATTTGTTAAAATAATTTCGGTTGAAGAAACAATTTTTCCCAAAGAGAAAGATATGAGAACTGATTTACATACGATAAATATTTGTTGTCATTTAACTTGTGATTCTATTGAAAATATACGAATTGACGAATATCATAATGACTATAAATGGATAAATGAACAATCAGAATCATACCATGAAGCTGTAAATCATCCTATTTCATTACTGAATTTTAAAAATAATAAAAATGAATGAAAAAAATTGGACTAATTACTGGAATAAAGGGACTAATAAAAATTTATATATAAGCACATGAAGAAGATAGAATTAAAAAAATGTGAATTATGTGATAAATCTTTTGAGATTAATATAAATGATAAAAGATCAAATGCTAAAAGATTTTGTTCTGGTAGTATTTGATGTTACAACAGGATAAACCAGATGATTTTGTATTATCTACAGGTGAATATCATTCCATCAGAGAATTTATTGAAGAGGCTTGTAAATATATCGAAGTTGATATATTATGGCTTCATTCGGGTATAAAGGAAATTGGTATCGATAAAAAATCAGGTTTTACTGTTGTTGAAATAGATTCTAAATATTTCAGACCCACAGAAGTTGAATTGTTGCTAGGTGATTCAACAAAAGCAAAAACTATTTTAGGTTGGGAGCCAAAAGTTAAATTTAAAGAATTGGTAAAAATAATGATGAAACACGATTTAAAATAATATATTTATTATGGAAGAAAAAGATATATTTTTTGATGTTGATTTTATTATAAAATCTATAAATTTTAATACTGCTTCTGCCATGACAAAATATTTATTACATCAAGATTTTATAGAGGAAATATTAAAAAAATGTAGAGAATTAAAATCTAATAAAATAATTACTAATGGTAATATTGCGTCTGTCATTACTGATAGCAAAAATTATACATTTGTTAGTTTGGTGATAAACAATATTAATAAAAATTATTCTGTTGGACAAATAGACGGTGTTAAAATTTTTATTGATCCTTATATAAGATGGGATGATAATTATATACATTTTGAAAATGACAATGAACAACTTATTAGAAAAATGAAAATTAAAACTATTCAAGGTTCCCTTTCTGATGAAGAGAAAAAAATAAAATTTGGTAGAATATATAGTGGATATGTGAGAGATACTCAAGGTGTATTATTGTAAAAAAGACATTTGTCTTTTTTACTCATCTAAATCAACTTTTTTCTTTCGTTTATATCGATTCTTTTTATCTGGAATTACTTTTGTGGATAAATTTGCACCTGATTTAAGTCGTTCCTCACGATTTATTTTTTTGATTTCTTTATTAATTTCCATTTTTTCCTTTTTTCCTTCATTAATAAAAGTTTCAAAATTGTAAATTCTAGATTCTTTTTTTGATTTTTTCTTTGAATGCTTTTTTATTTTAGATTTGGTTATGTTCATAACGGTACCCCAATATTTTGGATCATCTTCTGAATATTCTTTTGAAACGATTGCTTTTGCTTCGTCCCATTTCTTTTCGGCTTTTTTCATACTAATGCCGTGTTTTTTTGCTAAATTTTTAAGTGCTACTACTGACATAATTATAAATTATATTTTTTGCTGATTTTTTAATTCATATTCTTCAATTTCATCTTTTGTCTGTTTTTACATAATCCATTATAAATTATATATTTCTTTATGCTATATATAATTTTTTTTATATGAAATATTTTTTGTATATTTGTGTAAATATAAAAGATATGAGTTTAGCAAAACGAGCATTAGAATTGCCTGAAAGTAATGGTTTGAGAAAACAAGTTATAGAATTTTTAGGTGGAGAAAAACTTGGAAAGGCTATTTATACAGGAAAATCTAAAAAAGTAACTTCAAAGGAAGTTTTTGTTATCAGTCAATCTAAGGATAAATCTAAAATTCGGGATTTGAAAGGAAATGAAACAACTGTAACAACTTCACAATTGAAGTTTTAATTATTTCATTTGGTTGAGTTTATTTAAACCAGTATACCAATCGATAATTCTCGCTTTTATCGTAATATACGATTGTGTGTTATATACAGAAGAATGTCCAGGTAGCTGTGCTATGGCGGAGAGCCAGATTATATCACCCCTTTTAACTTGTTTTAAACTTATGTCTGTGTTAAGAACAGGACCACCAGCAATTTCATCTAATTTTTTTATTTCTTCTTCATCTGTTATAACTCCAGTAATTTGAATAATATTAACAGGTTCGGTGATTTTTTTATAATCACCATTATCTAATCTGGATATTGCAATAATATCATCAGAAAGAGGTGAAAATTCTTTGGTTTTATCAAAGTCTTTCACCTTTTTCGTTTTAAAATCATCAAATTTTGTAGTTATATCAGACATTTTCATTAGGATTTTTTGCACCCATTGCGTATTCTTTGTTTAATCCTATTGCATCTAATTGTTCATTAATATGTTCAACTTCATTGATAATATTTAAATTGTATGGTTGTTTGGTGTATTCTTCTTTTAGAATAATTAAAACATCATTAACTCTTTTTAAATTTTCCTGAGTTTTTTCAATTTTATTATCAAATTTTTCATTCAATTGAGCATTTTCTTTAATTAAATCCTCTTTTAATGTCGTAAATTTTTTCATGAGTCTTCGAATTTTTTTATAAAGTTAGGATTTTCATCATCAGATGATAATTCCTCAACTGGTTCAATTTCATCTTTAGAAAGTTTCCTATCAACCTCATCTGGATCAGATGATTCTATTTGATTATCATAATAATCATCTAAAAAAGATTCCATATCATCGATAATAGTATTATGACCACCTTCTTCTAAATTTTCATTTTCTTTTAAACCGTTTATCCAACCTTCAAGTGTTGATTTTGGGATAGTAATCATATCATCTTCAACAACAATATCATCTTCGAAATCTTCGTACAATCTAATATTTTCCATTTTATCTTATTTTTTTAAAATCTTTTACAAGATATTCTTTATATTTATTAATTATTTTATCAATAAATATTTCATTTGTGTAATTTTTATTATCAAGATCAAAAACTAAATCATCATTTATCCTAATGCAAATATTATTCTTATTTTCATCTTGAAATATTGATAATGTAGCTTTTATTTTATCTTGATTTGACAAATTAATAACTAAATATGTTCTATATATTAATTTAATATCTCTAAAATCCCTCTTATTAAAATATCCACTAATATCTAAAATTCTAATTGATTTTGGACTATTACTTTTTTTATACGTTATAATTGACAATTCATGTTTAATTTTATCAATTAATTCCTTTTTTTCATTTCCTACTTTGACGGATATATCAGTTAAATCAATATTCTTCTCAAATAATGTTTTAAATTTTGTGATCATTATATTTTCCTCCTTTTTCATATCGTATATATAATTTTTAACATTCAAAAAATTATATATACATAAAAAATTCCATTTTTAATGGCAAATATAGTAAGAATTAGAAATTTACAAATAGAAAATAATTTAAAAGGTGACGAATCAATTCCAATAGATTCTTCGTCTTATTTAAGTAATGCTAAAAGAATTACATTATCAGGATTTAATAGTTATATTAGTGCAATTACATACAGTTTTGTTTCTGGAATTACGTCTGGACAAACTGGTGATATAATTCATGATATTCAATTTGAAGAACAAGATGGCTTAATCAAGTTAGATGGTATTTTTTCTGGAGGTACAGTTGAAGGTATGTGGGTGACCAATATTTACTTTACTGGTACTACATTTGGAAAATCTTGGACAAAACCAGTTCAAGATGGAGATATATTAGTGTATAGTGCAGTTACTTCCTCATATGGTTTTTGGTATCCTACAGGTGTAACTTTTCAATCAGGAAGTGGTACATCAGGAACAGATGGCACTTCAGGTTCATCAGGTAGTTCTGGTTCTTCAGGCACAGACGGCAGTTCAGGTTCATCAGGTAGTTCAGGTTCATCAGGAATAAATGGAAATGTTGGTCCTATAACAATAGTTTCATTGGATTATACTACTAACACAGGTGATACCTATATAAGAGTTACAAGCACTGGTGTTACTCTTACAATACATGACGCCACTGGTAATTTTCCATATCAAGAAATGAAAATAAAAAACGCAACAAACGGGACTGTTGATATAACACTTATTAGTAGTGTTATAGATTCACCTGGTAGTCATCTAATATTAGATTCATATTATAGTTTGACTATTAAAGATGCATTTCCTTTAGTTTGGGATGTTATAGGAACTAGTTATTAATTTTTGTAAACACAACCTTTATTTTTTCATATATATAGAAAAATAACATATTTTATGAATCCTAAAGTTAGTGTAATTATGGCGAGTTACTTGCTTCCCTATCCAGGAAGTCGTAGCAATGCAGATAAAAAATTTATTCGTGCTGTTAACAGTTTCAAAAAACAAACTTATGAAAATAAGGAATTAGTGATTGTATCAGATGGTTGTCCTTTAACTGTTGATTTATATAATCAATATTTCTCTAATGAATCAAATATTAAAATATTACAAATTCCTAAACAGCAATTATATTCAGGCGCAATGCGAAATATTGCATTAGATGTTGTTGATGGAGATATAATTTCATACTTAGATAGCGATGATGTTTTAGGTTCAAAACATCTACAAATTATTGTAGATGGCTTTGATTTAAACACTGTAGATTTCATTTATTATAATGATTTATTAGTACTGGATAGCACCTTTAAGAAATTTTATTTAAGAATTGTAGAACCAAGATGGGCAAGTATTGGAACAAGTTCTATCAGTCATAAAAATTTAGAATATGTAAGATGGTCAAATTCAGGAGGTTATGGTCATGATTTCATGTTTATACTAAAATTAGCTAGTATGGGATTAAAATTCAAAAAATTAGAAAAAAATAGTGAATATTTAGTGGCACACTATAGTGGGGGTGATTTTTGATCAAAAAAACAACAAATTTAAATATTTTTTATATTTATAATAAATTAACTAAAATGAATACAATTAAGACTTACGAAAAAACCGAATCTAGTATTTTACAATCCTTATTAAAGGAATATGACACTTTTCTAGACAATACAGATTTACTTATAGAAAGAGCCAAAGAGAAAAATGAAGATTGTGAAGATTTAGAAAAAATGAGCAAAGATTATGAAATAGATGTGCATTTGATCCGAATGGAGTTAAATAAACGACTTTGGTTTAATGAATAATTTTAAAAAAGAGTGATTTAGAAATATATCACTCTTTTCATTTTATGGGGCTGTAATTTTTATATATAATATTAAAATATTTAAAAATAATATGGCAACACCTTTATATAAACGAATGAAGCAACGTGGAAGTTCATTCTATGCTTTCCCAAGTTCAGCGAACGATTTAAATTTAGCAAATTATAATGATTTTTATGATCTTAATTTTACTAAATTTATGTTATTAAATATACCTCGTCAGGTAGAAGGTAGTCCTAACCCGATTGATGGTACTGTGGATTTTTTGCCAAAAAGTAATATAGGAGATAATTCTTTTTATAGTCCTGATCCAAATTATACAACACCGACATTATTTTCTGATCAATTAGTTGAATCTTTGAGAAATTATGTTGCTAATTATGATACAGTTTTACACGAAAGTAGAATAAATACAAATACAGATTTTTATAATATTGCTGAAAGATATACACCTACAGAACATATTTTTTGGAAATGGTGTAAAAAATTAAATTTAATTGATTTTGAACCTGCAGTTCACAAAGTAGATTGGGATAAAAATCTTTCAGATTTTGAAAATACAAATGAATCTACTGTAACTAATCATGATTATTTCCGTAAATATTTATGGAAAGAAAGACAATCTGTTGATTATTCTGTATATCAAGTTGAAGAAAGTGCAGATTATCAATATGAATATAGAAATACTCCTAAAATTACAATAAAAGGTACAACTACAAATGATTTTGCAAAATTTAAGGTTGGTGATAAAGTTATTTTAAAAAGTGATACTGATCATATTTCAGGAATTACATTTGGTCAAACTTATATAATAGGTCAAATTAATTTTCCAACTGGTTCTACTGCAATAACCGAACTTTGGTTGAATTCAGATATTCAAGGACAAGGAAGTTCTCCTGTTTTATCCGCAACTTATATATATCTGAATTACAATAGATTGGTACAATATATTGGAGAAATTAATCAGATTACAAATATTCAAACTGCATCTAGAGTTGGGCAAGAGATAACGGCATATATACCTCATCAAGTAGGAAAAACGCCTACAATTTTATTTGGGATTAGAAGTAATACTAATTATACTCCAAATTTGGAAGTGCCTATACTTCCAGATGAGATTCAAGAAGAGATTGTAGGTGCCGAAAGTTTAAATTCACCAATAAGGACGAACCCATCAGATTATCCTGGTTCTTTTTATGGACAATATGATACAGTTGATCACACATATATATGTTCAAATGGTGATAGTGTAAGATATCAAGGTGATTATTATGGAGTTTTATTATCTGATAATACTGGTTTAAATGCTGAAAATTATACTGAAAAATTAACAGATTTTAATTCTGATGAAATAGATGGTGTCTATATTGATGTTGATAGAAATCATTATTATAAGATGAATATTCCAGGTTTAGAGACTCAAAATTTTGATGAATTTAATTCTATTTCTATTCAAGATCAAGCGCCAGAAGATTTTGATTTTAATGCTATTCTTTGGTATTATGAATTAATAGAAAAAGATAATAATAATAATATTAATTCTTATGTTAATTTATATGGAATCGAATTTTTAAATAATCCAGACAATGATGATGATAATTATTCAACTTTAATAACACCTTACCACAAACTAGTTACTAACGGTGTGCATGATGGATTATCTTATATTTTTAATTTAAATATACATTATAATATAGATAATGATGTTCTTCCATTGACATATGATCCAAGTACAATTTACAATATGTTTGGTTTTGATCTCTATAATGAAATGATGAGAAAATTTTATCAAGTAAATGAAAATTTTGTGAACATTATAAGTGAATTTATACGAATTAATATGGATCTTCAAGATATGAAGAGTTTAATTTATTCTCAGACTGATATGGACGATTTAAAGTCTAGAATGAAAAATATGGAAGATTTACTAAGATTATATGCTACAAATCAATTTATAGATTCTGATACTGCTAAAATTTCAGTAGATAATTCTGGAATTTATCCACAACTAAAATTTAATGTTGTTGGCGTAGAATATGATGCAATTATAAATGTAAGTACAACAGTTGCTTATAATTATAATTTTACAAATACTGGTACATCTTATCCAGTTGCATTATCATTTACCAATAAATTATTATTAAATATTAATAATGATAATGTTTCTACAGATAGTGGAAATGTTATTATATTATTAGATAGAGATTTAAAAAATATGCAAAAATTAGATATTATCATTAAACCTCAGTATGCTGAATTCTCTCAGAGACTATATGTTAATATGATGTTTGATCAAAATGGTACTAAAACAGAAATAAATGTCTTTAATATAGATTTACCTAAGGATATTGAATCTTATAATGTATTGGCACCAGATCAATCAATATTTACTGATAATTTTTATTTAAATGAAAATATACATGTTAATACATTAGGTATTAACACAGGTGCAAGTTGGTGTTCAACTGGTTATACTGATATTACAGTCACTGAAGATATTTTTAAAACTGGTGATACTGTTTATGTACAAAATTTATACCTTTTTGATCTTTCTGGTAATACGGTAGATTATAGTGGTGCATATAAAATTTTAAATAAAAACACTAATTATAATAAATTTACAGTTTCTGGCTATACTGGATATACGTTAAATACAAATTTAACGATTGATTTACCAGCTTATGATGACTTATTCAATCCTGTTTCTGCAGGTTGTATATTAAAGGGTCAACCTGTTGTTAGTTATTATAGAGGTGTACAAGTTTCTATTTTGAGAGTTAGCGCAGATAATACTACTACGTTTAATGAGAGATATGACGTAACATACAAAATAATTTAATTAAATGAATATATTAGTTGGTGATTTGATTAATAAAATAAAAGAAGTATTTGACTCTACGAAAGTTCTTTCTGTTGAAACTGTTTATGAGAAAACTGTAACAGGAGATTTAAAATTAATTATATCTATAAATAAAATTTTATATGACGATGTTAATATAATTTATACAAAATTGATATTTTTAACAGACAATAAGAAAACCAAAATCACTAAAAATAATTTTACGTATTTATTTGATATTAATTGTGAATATATTAGAGTGGAATTTTCTGATTTAGAAGATTTTACATCTAAAATTACAGAAATATTTAAGAAAAATAAATTTGGAGAAAATATTAAAATTTTATCAAAATTTGTTAAATCACCAGCAACTATAATTAATGAATGGTTTCAAGAAAATGGTGTCACCGATATTTCAATTATAAATGTTAAAGAAGAAAAAATATCAATTATGCCTTGTAAATCATTATTTTTTAGGTTTGTTATTGGATTGAACAATAATCAAAATATAACTTTAGAAATTTCAAAAGAAAAAGAAAAAGAATATATTTTTCAATTTAAGGTCTTTGATAAAGTTTATGAAGACAAACAAACTAGTTTAAAAACCTTAGTTGAAACAATTGGTAATAATTTAAAAAATAATATTAAAATATAACAATGGCAAATACAAAATTAAATAGAGTTTTTAATTTTATAGAGTTAAATTATACAAATTTAACTAACCAAGTAACTAATTGGTTAAGTGCTGCTTATAATAAATCAGGTCTACTTTTTAATTCATCTTCAGGGTATGGACAAATATTAGAAGTTGTTAAAGAATTTTTTCTTCAAAATATCTTAATGTTGAAAAATTATACTAAACAAATTGATATAGATCAAGCAAACACTAGAAGAATGATAAATAATATTGCTAGAATTTCTGGTCATAATCCATCAAGAGCAATATCGGCAAAAGGTACACTTAAATTTAAACTTAAACAAGGAATTAGTATTGCAGATAAAGTATCTGGTGGGCAAGTAACTATTTATGACGATACAGTTCTTAAAAATAAAACCAATAGCCTTTTTTATACATTAAAAGTTGGAACTGATAAAAATTTATATTCCTTAACACCAGGCTGTCAATTTTTTGTAAACATTATTCAAGGAAAATATGATACTCAATCATTTACAGGTGATGGTAATCCAACACAATCTATACAAGTGAATGTTAGTAATAATACAACAATTGATAATTTTGATTATCAAATCACACTTAATGGTATAAATTTAACAATTAAAGATCATTTAACTGATCTACTTCAAAATGAATATGCATGTTATACTAGAACTGGTTTTAATGGTGGAATGGATGTTTATTTTGGTAATAGTATAAATGGTATCATTCCACCAATCGGATCTCTAATTGAAGTTAAATATCTATTGACTAATGGTTTACAAGGTAATATTTTAAATAGTAAAGTAAATGATTTTAGTTTTGTTGATGATTTATATGACGATGATGGTAATGCAATACAAGTAGACCAAATTTTTGATGTTTATGTTGATACAGACATAATTTTTGCATCTGATGGTGAAGATATTCAATATACCAAAACTATTATTCCTTATGTTTCCAGAAATTTTGTACTTGCAACACCAGCACAATTTATTTATCATTTAAAAAAATTAAATATGTTTTCTAAGGTTAATGCATTTAATACGTTGGATATGATTAAAATAGATATAGATAGTGATGGAACTTTAGATGCTATTAATATAAATGAGATGTACTTAAATTTAGTTCCAAGAATTACTGATTATTTTTCTACAGATGTTAATTATTTTAATGTTCCTTTTAGTAGTTTTTATCTAGATTCTGAAGAAAAACAACGAATAATAACATATTTAAAAAAACAAGGTATTGTAAGTATAACATCATCAATAAAAATACTTGACCCCATAATTAAAAAATTTATAGTAAATATTTTTATTAGAAAATTTGATGATGTTACAAAAGAAAATATTAGAGATCAAATTGTAAATGTTTTATCTGATTATTTTTCGACATATAGTAGGTATGATAGAATTATTAAAGCTGATTTAATTAGCCAATTAAAAGGAATTGATGGTATAGATTCTATTAATTTAGAATTTGTTAGTAAAGCTACTGAGGATTATCATAAAGATGGAGCTATTTTATCTGCAACAAAGAAAAATGTATTACAATCAACATATGCTACTACAACATCAGCAGTTAATGTAACAGTAGATTCTTATACCAATGCAGTTAATAATCAGCAAACTTTAAATAAAGTAAGTACAGATAAATCACAATCCACAGTTAATAAGCTTTCTATACTAGGCACTCCAACACAAAATCAATCAACCACAGTGACCAATACCGATAAAACTTCAGTAGGAAACACTACAATAGTATCATATAAGGAAACACAATATGATTCTAAAAAATTAATAGATATTGATCCTACTTTAGGTGATATTATTATTGGAAAAAATGAATTAGTTATATTAAGAGGTGGTTGGAGTAATAGAAATGGCGTATTTTTTCACGAAGACCCAAGATCAACAGATGGTTTTAGTACAATTAATATAATTTGGAAAGGTGTAACACCTAGAAAATAAGATAGGAAATGAAATATTTAAAAACATACGAAAACTCAACCGATTACACGCATGTTGTTGAATATGAAGATCTCAAAAAAGGTGATTATGTTATCATAACTTCTTCTGATATTGGTTTTAAAAATAAATTGATGGTTCTTGATAAACATCCAGAATTATTTAAGTTTTTAAAACATTTTTGTGTAAGTGTTCATAATCCACTTAAAGAAGAAGAATCATATATGTTTTTTGATTATGAAATAGTTAAAAAACTTACTAAATCAGAGGTAAAAGAGGTAGAATTATCTATAGCTGCACAAAAATATAATTTATAAAAATTCTTTAAATATTTCTTCTTTATTATTTAATACAAATGTATGAATATAAAATGCTAGTTTTTTGTAGTTTTCATACTCATAAATATTTTTAATGTTGTAGTCTCTTAAAAAATTTTCATCAATTGACATTATATAATTATCATCTCTGGTAAACCAATATAACAATTGATAAATTTTATCTCTTACTTTTATTGATAATAAAACTGCAACACCACCATTTATTTCTCCAATGTAATCTATAATTGATATAAAATTAACTTCTTTTTCTTCCTCCATTTAGATAACCTTTTTTTTATATATATAATAAAAAAAGGTTTCAGATGGCATTAAAAGACATAAAAGATTTAGTTATCAGATATCCAGGTCATCCAAAATATGAAGTAAATAGAATAGTTGAAGATGATGAAATCGAAGTTATTGTTCAAAAATTAGAAATGATACTTTTTACTAACCAAGGTGAAGTTTTAGGTGACATTAATATGGGAGTAAATTTAGAATATTACTTGTGGCAAACAAGAGTTACAACTGAGACATTAAAAAAGAAAGTGGACGAACAAATATCTATTTATATAACGGAACTTGCTGATTTAGGTTACACTTTATCAGTAAATGTATTTGAAGGTACACTAAGAGATATACTCTATCTGAATTTTGTTATAAAAGGATACAATATAGAGTTCATTTTTGAATAAAAAATATAAATTTTTATGGGTGAAAAAATTGATGAATTTGTATTAACTACAGATATAATAAACGACATTGAACAAAGAGAAAATTTAGGAAAAATTCTTAAACGATATGAAAAAGTTTGGTTCGCAAATACTAGAGGTGTTCGTAAACCTTTTTTAACGTTCGCAATGACAAAAGATGAATTTGAAGAATATGTTAAATGTAAAATTGATATACATTATTTTGCTGAAAAATATTGTCAAATTAAAAGAGAAGATGGATCAGTCGGACCAATGAAACTTCGAGACTATCAAAAAGATATTATAGATCTATATACAAAAAATCCTAGAAGTATATTAATGGCAAGTAGGCAGACAGGAAAATGCAACTCGTTCATAACCAATGTGTTAGTAATTTCGGAAAATAATCAAAAAATTATTATTCCAATTGGATTGCTTTATTATAATGAATTAAAGAAGGAAAGAAAATTAACTTTATTAGAAAAAATAAAAATTAAATTGTATAATATTTTGTATAAATTGCAATAATATTTAAAGTATTTACCATTTTGACTGAATGCGACCAATATTTAGATTTTGAAGATTTTATTAATGAAAAACTTGGCATACATGATGATGTTTTGATTTTATCTAATTTTTTATATGAAATATTAAAAAATCATGATAAAATTAAATTTGAGATTGATAGAAATATATACCTAAAACAAGTTTTAGAATTCATAAATTCATAATAAATTTTAATTCTGGTGATGTGTCTGCATTTTTTAATGAAAGATATTCTAAATTAACAGATAATGGAATGATAATTTCATTATCTTTTAATAGAAATGTAGAATTAAAAAAATCAACAATTAATCATGAATTATCACATTTAATAGATCATGAAAAAAAGATTTCATTAAAAATTAAAAAAATTAGAGATAATATTATATCATCAAAAATATCAAATCTATTTAATAAAAAAGAATTTGACAATTTATGTAATATGTTATATTTGAGTGATGATGGAGAGATAAAAGCCATTACACATCAAATGCACAATATGATTGATGAAGTAATGTTAGAAATGTTAAAAGATGGATATGATAAAAATTTCATATTTGAACATGTTCTGGTGGAAAGTGGTATTAAAAATTTATATGAAAAAATGATTAATTACGACATTAATAAAGATTTAGAAAATGTATCTGATAAAGTAAAAATAAATTTTTTTAATGGTTTTATGAATTTGAATAAAAAAATGGTTAAAATTAAAAGATATCCTTTAATTCATAAATTGCTTATTATTTTTTATTATCTTTTTTCTAAAGAAAACAATATAAGTCTAGATATTATTATGAGAAAGACACAAAAATTTATAAATAATAAAGGTATAGAATTCAGAAATAGAATTCATAGATTATATGGATTATGGTAAAAATTATTTTAATTTATGATTAGTAAATGGCAGAATTTTATTAATGAATCAATTGTTGAATTTCCTTTGAAAAAAACTATGTCAAAGGTAAAAGATACAATCATTGATAATATAAAAGAAGGAAAAAATATATTTAAGATTAATGATCAATCTTTCGTAGAATTTATTCTAAATATAGAATACACTAAATTAAAAAAACATCCATACTCAGGTAATGTTGATATCTACAATATTATTGAAAAATCTATGGGTAAAAAAGTTGACATAGTTGTTAATATATTAGTAATTGATATTAATATAGATTATAATGAATTGTTTTCTTGTATATTACATGAATTGAAGCATGTATTTGATATATATTCGGAAGATTATCAAACACAAAGTTTTTTACAAATTGATTCAGTATTAAGATTAAAAAAAATATTTAAAAATAATAGATATGACGAATTTATTCAACTTGTTTATGAATCTTTAAGGCATGAGATTGATGCCAGAAATACTATGCTATATGATAGATTAAGATGGTTAGCAACATATGATGATATACAGTTAGAAGAAGAATTTAAAAAAAATGGGAAAAATTATTTCATGATTTAGCAAGAGAATATTTAGAAAAATCAAAATTGATTATAGATGAATTAATTATGGATAAAAGACCCTATATGGAGAAAAAAAATATGTGGACAGGAAATTTTCCTTTGATGGAAAGTAGATTAATGTCTATAATAAAAGAATTTTTATAAATTATATTTGTTAGCTAACATATGTGTCTCTATTTCTGGTTTTAATTTGACATTTTCTAAAAATTCGGCGGTATGTAGATATATTTTATTATCACCATCAAAATTGTAAAGTTCAACTAATTTCTTAATATCAAATATATCTTCAACATCATTCAATCCGGCCTCAGAAAAATCAGTATGTATGTGATTTATTAAAAAATTATTCCTATCTTTTTTATTATTAAAAGCATAAACAGTTGGATTATCATTATCATCAACATCATAAACGACATATAATTTTTTATTTGTATTTTCAAATAGCTTTAAATGTTTCATAATAATTTTTTATCATATATATAAAAAGTTAGGAGATGAAAAATATAATATATAAAACTACATAGTAAAAGAAAAGAAGATGGAATATTAGATTTAATGAAAAATTAAATTTGCCGTATATTTGTGATTGTGGTAAAATCACATTAAAAAAACGAATTTTATGTTAAAAAATATAATAAAAACAATAATTTATTTCTTAATTCAATTAATAGAAAAATATGAATTTAGAAATTTTAATCCTAATGAAGAAGACCTAATGAAGAAATTTGTTAATACTATCTTTCTTGAAAATGAATTGTTAGTTGAAACCGATTATGGAATGGTTCCAGTAACTGAAATAAATATAACTCAACCCTTTCAACGATATAGATTGGAATTAGAAAATGGTTTATGGTTTGAAGGCGCTGACACACACATACTATATTGTGAAAATCATGAAACAAAAATGTTAATTGATTTAACTATTAATGATATTATTTTAACGAAACAAGGTCAAAGTAGAGTAAAGAAAGTTGAAAAAGTTTATGGAAAAACAAGCATGTTTGATTTATCCATAAACACACCAGAAATGAGTTATTATACAAATGATATATTATCACACAATACAGTTTCAGCAGCAATAGTAATTTTACATTTTGTTTTATTTAATGATGAGAAAGGTGTTATGATTGTTGCTAATAAAGGCAAAACAGTTAAAGAAATTATTAGAAAAATTAAAGATATTTATAAATTATTGCCATTTTTCTTAAAGAAAGGTGTTACGAACTGGAATGAAACACAAATTGCATTTGAAAACAACTCTAGAATTCAAACAGAAAATAGAACAAAAGATCCATCAATTGGATTTACGATAGATCTGTTATATCTGGATGAGTTTGCACATATTCCTGATAATTTTATTAGAGATTATTATGGTTCTATTGTACCAGTTGTATCTTCAGTTGATAATTCTAGAATTATAATTACATCAACTCCAAATGGTTATAATATGTTTTGGGAGTTGATGACTGCTGCAGAGTTACCGGATGAAGATCCAATGAAAAATCCGTATAAAGCGATGAGGGTATATTGGACGCAAGTAGAAGGTAGGG